AAGGTGAGTTACACCTTTCTTATGAATTTTGGCTGCATGGTGTAGAAATGTTGGATGTTCTTTATCAGAAGCCTCAAAGTGAGTACCTGGAGAATATCTCTTTAAGTGTTTAATCTTTTGAGCTGCTGACAATGGGTTTTTCTTAGCATCTTGTGAATGTGATGTGACAACCGTATGACCAGCATTGTGCTTCTTGGCAATCTCATGCACCTTATTAATCAACTTCAAATGTCCAGTTGTAGGTGGATTCATGCGACCAAAGGTCATCACATGGTGTTTTTCACCTTCTTTTGATTCCTGAACTAAATCTAAAAACGATTTCATTTAATCTCCGTGAGCCTTTCCATCACCTTTAAAAGATGGTAAAGGATCGCTACTTGAAGAAACTCTCATTCTGTGCGTAGCAAATTTATTACCTTTATGTAAAAAATGTACGTTTCCACCAGAGTGTTGTACTGTAATATTTTTATGGTCGTTTAAAATATGATTCCAATGTTCACTAGGATTTATCGTTTCATGTACAGTTTTATTACCTTCTTTTTTTCCCGTTTGATACGTTGTATGTCTTATGTGTTCGTGGCCATTATGTTGTAGTGGAGTTTTATTTGCTTGTAAAACATGAGTTCTAATATGATGAACCAAATCTTCTTTTGGAGCTTTAGTAAGTTTTGTAGATATGTGTTTAGCTATTTTTGTTATAACTTCATGATTTCTCTTAGTAACATCTTCTTTCATTTTTGGATCATTTTTCATGATTTCTTTTCTTTTGGCAGAACTTTTTACACCAATTAATTTTGGATGTGCTTTTAAAAGCTCTTCTCTATGTTTTTTCACAATATCATGAGCGCCATGTGTTGATTCCATACCAGGATTTGATGCGGTAATGTGTTTATTTGTACCATCAGTTACTTTTAAACTGGCACCAATATATTTTGTTTTCTTTGGTGTTTTTGGATGATGAGCATGAACAACAATATCAGATGCATCTTCTTTTTGTGATGCGTGTATACCAGTAGACCTTTTTATATCTCCTGGTTTTGATGTCCAGTGTACATCATGTATTTTATGACCACTTTTTTCAATATGTTTTTTTATGTCGGCCGCAGCACTTTTCGCTTTTGTATTTAAACGATTATATTCATCATGATTTCCGTGTTTTTTATGCAATGCTGCTTTGATTTTATCGTGAGCTTGTTTTGGAGTATCACCCTCTTTATCAGGATGTTTACTCATATGTTTTCCCAATAAATGATGACCAACCAACAATTCATGCAATACACCTTTATCGTTAGAAGTGTATTGTTTTTCTTTAGGTGTGGTTTCTGTCTTTACTACATGTTCGTACATCTTTTTATCATGTTCAGACTTTTCATCATCTTCCCAAGGAATATTATCTGGATGTTCCTCATCTTCTTCTTCTGGAGCTTCATGTTCCAAATAATGCAAGAATTCTTGGATTTTATCTTCCATAGATTTTGATTCATTTAAAAGGCCTGCTCTATCCAACCACATTTTTGTTTGAATTGATATCATTTTCTTACCTTTAATAAATTAGCTTTTGCGAATTCTGCTCTATTTACCAATTTTGTTGGCTCTTCTCTGCCATGTTCTGGTTTATGATTAATCACAAAACCTTCTGGCTTAGATTTCTTACCTTCAATGTGGTGTTCATATCTACCTTCATGTGTTTCCAAAGATTTAACCAAAGCATTTTTAGCTTGGTGTAAATGATGGTGCATAGAGAACAAATGACCGTATGCAGCTTTGTTTTTTTCCACATGTTTAATCTGGTGTTCACCTTCTAAACGTTTTTCAGCCTTAGACTTGTCAGATTTAACTTTGCTGGCTTTCTTTTCATGTTCACTATAAAGATGTGCCTGAAAACCTTTAACGCTAGGCACTTCATCATGTCTTACTGTATGATTAATGTAGGTTGACAGATGACCAGCTTCTCCACTATGAGCGTGGTGAACGGCAGCATACATTTTGTGACCATGTGTGTCGTGTATCTCTTTAGCTGCAGCCATGTGTTTATGAAACTCATGTTCATTTTCTGGACTATGATGAACCTTACTTGTGTCATGTTCAGCACCATGAATATGAACATCTGGATGTTCTTTGAAATTATGGTGGTCAACATGAGGTGAAGCATGTTTCATGTCATCACTATACTTTTGGTGGACTACGACACCAATCTTAGACTTTTTAATTTTCTTAGCTTCATCACCGTGTGCAGTATAGGTGATGGTATTTGGTGTAAAAGAAACTTTGTTTTTTGCAGCTTCAAACAAATGTTGTTCTTTTAACGTCTTAGTTTCTGCATGATGCATCACATCACCCTGATAAACACCATGTTTAGGTGTTACTTTTGGTAGGTGTTTTAGTGCATGTTTCAGAGTTTTAACAAGACCTGGTGCATGGCCATGATTCTTGTCAATGTCTTTTTCTGAGTAATTAATCTTTGGATTCTTATTGAAAGCAGATTTAGAAGCAACAAAGAATTTACCAGTATGTGGGTGGTGACCAAAAACGATTGATGGAGAACCATCATACTTCATTGTTAGGTTACTGCTCTTATGACCTTGTTTAATGTGTTCGTGTGCTTGTTGTAAAGCGCCATAAGCATGTTCAAAACCAGCATGGCCGTGCATTAACGGTCTATCTTCAGCATGATGAATGTGCTTAAGCTGGCCGCCTTCTTCAGCAGCCTCTTCCGTCAGAAATGAGGTGAAAGATATCATTGATTTGTCCTAGAATTACAACACACTTTGGTTGTCCGTAGGGTTATTTATACAACTTTTAAACTTGTGTGACCGAATTTTTAAAATATTCGGTTCGATACATAGTCAGTTTCGGTACATATTGGCTGGCCAATACCAACGTCTTTCGGGTCCAGGATGCATATCATATGCTTTAGGGTTGCCACTACCATGCCAACATTCATAGTCAAATCGATGGTGTGGTTGGCCAATAAACTGTGGTTGAAAGTTATTTTCTTCAGGTGTCTTTAGTATTCTACATTTTCTCAAATATGAAGCCTTTGCCCACCAGAAGTTACCAGCGTAGATTGGATAAGGTCCACAAGTAAGAGAAGGTGATTCAGCAGTCAGAAATGAGGCACCACAGGTATCATATCCTTCATCTAGATGTTGTACACACTCTTGCCACTTTTCAATGTTCCAGTATTGCATGTATCTTCTCCACTCATGGTGGTTACTGGATATTCCTTTGTGGTGCATATAACATACATAGAATTCTTCATCCGTAGAATGAACTAAGTTTTGTATATGTAATATTGTGGTGCCTTCATACCATTGTTGAAACTCTGGTCCAAAGGTCTTGTAGTTTATATTGTCTCTATCTCTCCATCGAACTTGTAACCATCTAAAAAGAGGCTCATTATAATGCAACATCATATTAATTTCAGCTGCATCTATAAGACCAGTTTCTTCCAATAGTTTGGTCTGTTCTAATGTAATACCAATATTACCATTAATATCTAAAGCATGACTAAAGACTTTTATTTTCATTTTAATACGTTTTCAATGTCATCAACGGTGTTTTTAATTAAGTGATTTGCTGTTACATATTCAAAAGCTGCATCTGTATTACTTGGACGCCAATGTTTTAATATCTCAATCAATTCATCTTCCGTTTCATATACTGTACCAAACTTAGATAACAATTTGGCGCCTGCAATGTTACGAGATATCCATGGTGTCTCATTAATCATCGATTCTAATATAACAAGACCAAATCCTTCAGCATCAGAATTCATAATGTAACAATCAGCATCGGCAATGGCATCTTTAACATCTTTTGGATCTTCAACCATCAAAGGAATAACATTGTCAGTTTTCTTTGGCATGATACCAAAACGGTTATCATAACCAGTTGTTACTAATATGGCATTGTCTAAGTTGGCTGCCATAAAAGCATTGGCCAATTCAATCATCTTTTTATTTTGCCAGTAACCACCACAAGATAAGAACATTCTTTTATCTTTCGGTATATTGTATTTGTCTTTGAATCGACCTCTAACACCAATACAATCTACTGGAGATATACCATGAATTACTTTACGTGCCTTGTCAGTAACTCCCCATTTTCTGACATGCACCCAATCTTCAGGTGCAGAACATCCAATGTATTTCACATCTCTCAAAGCTTGTAAACACACATAACTTTCAGATGGTTTAATTAACATATACAACATAGGAACACCTAGGTCTTGTAGATGTTTAGCACTCAATAGTATTCTATTTTGAACTTCAACATCGCCACCATGAACAACAATCAGGTCAGTATCAAATAGAACCTTGGCTTCAGACGTTACATGAACACCATTCAAGTCACCTTTGTGTTCACCAGCCAATACAGTAACTTGATGTCCTCTAGATAAGGCTTCTTCAGCCATCTGTTGAACATAATATTCTGAACCACCAGGAAAAGGAGCATATCTATGCACTACAAAACATAATTTCATTTTACACCATAAAAGTAAAGGTCTGTATTTTGGCTTAAGAATTCATATTCCTTAAACATCGAGTCAATATCAAAGTTATCCCTAAAGTCTTTTTCTGTAAGATTCATGTAATAATTCCAACCAAGTCCAACTGTCAAAGGTGAATCTTGTGGTGTTGTCTTAGTTGTTCCATGTTCTGGTCGACCAGTTGTTGCACATGTCATAATAACTAAACCACCTGTTCTGGTTATTCTGTACATATTACGGAAAGTGGCCACCCATTCTGGATTGTGTTCAAAACATTCACAAGAGATAGACACATCAAAACTCTCGCTTGGTGCATCAAAGTTTTGACCTTCACAAACAACATCAACATCTTTACCTTCAGCAACATCTAGTCCAACATAATGACATTCACTAAAGAAGTCTCTAACTGTACCATTGATGTTAAGGCTGCCAATTTCTAAAACCTGTTTTTTATGGAAAGAATCAGGAAATTTATCTTTTACATATTTAATATAACTATTTTGTGCTGGGTGTGACACTATATTTCTCCTCCAATTGTTTCTTCCATTCAGGTACTCGATTGTATTGATGTACCATTACATATTTTTGGCCAAATGTATTGTAAACACATCCGTCTTCAAATACAGGTTCTTTACTTAGTAAGTTTGGTCTGAAGCCATTAATTTTATTTGGGTCTGCTGTTGTACCACATTGACAAGCCCATGGTGTATCGTGATTGACGAACATAGTAACGTCATTATATGTTTTAAGCGACAACAACAAATTAACGGCAGCTTGGTCAGGACCACCTCCACCCTCAACAAACATTGGTGCACCATCACACAACAGACTCACATTGTAACAGAAGTCCAAGTAATCCTCACAAACACCAGCAGTTGTACCTGCATTATAGATTGGTGTATCTTTCATGTGGTCAGCAGCCACAGGACCAAAAGACTTGTACATATTGTGAATACCCCAAGCTTCATCTTTATATTTCAATGACTCACATGCTACGACAAGTTTTTTATCACCAATGTTCTTTTCAAGCCAAATAGATGGATCACTTTGAAAGATAACGTCAGCCACATCAGTATTAATGACATATCTTAATTGACCTCTTAGTTGCTTTAATATTTGCCATATGTGTAAAAACCGAATATTAACAATATTGAACTGTTCGTTCATATTGATATTGATGACATTAAAGTTAAGGTTTTTTAATTTGTTGATGACATCTTCTTCGATGTTGTAACAAATCATAAATTTCTGGCCAGAGAAACCACTTGCTAGAAGTGAATTGACCCAAGGTGCAATCTTTTCAAATTTGTAACCGGTAATAAAACCAACTACTGCGTCATTACTTTTGTCCATGGGAAAACTCCATTATATTTTTTATTCATCACTTCGTTGCCGTTCTTAAAGAATTCGGCATTAACGGAACCCGCATTACCATCTACACGATAATTCACCGTGTATTGACCAGTACACTCATACTTAGGAAAGTATTTTTGTAGTACCGAATAGAACACTCTGTCTTGACCCCAGCCACCATGCCAAGCAGAAGCCAATTGTATTGCAACACTTGTTTTAAGGCAATATGAATTAGTATCTATATGATTAATGCCATGATACGTTTGCCATTTACCAAGCGACTCACAGTCATCATTGCAAATGTAATCGCCAAGTTTACCACATATTTTTCTAAGTGAATAAACCCAATCAGCGTTCGTAGAAGTTATTGTTTCTAAACAACTTTTTACATGGTCTTTTTCCAACCAACAATCCTGATCCAAATATCCCACAAATTCTGTGTCAATTAGATGGGTAAAAGAAGCATATATACGGTGTCCGTAAAATCCATTAGCACCAACATTAATTGGTAAGTATGATACCTTTAGATTAGGATTACCAAGGTAATCATCCAGTATTACCTTAACAGCTCCCCTGAACTGTTGACCGTCACATACAACATAACACGTTGTCGTTTCACTTTGATTTAACACCGACTCAATTGCATTTCTGAGTGTTGGTGCACCAGTCGTTGGTATAATTATTGTCGCCTTGTTCATAACAAATTTTCCTAATTATTTTTTTACACCACGGTATAATAACTTTAACATAGCTAAAGCACCTAGTTTACCTTTTCGTTTTTCTTTTCTGTACTCCGAATCACTACGAACGGTCATTAGTAAGGTTAATTTTTTACCTT